CTATAATGAGCCACAAGGGTTTTTTGTAGATTTTAGCTATGCTACATCATTAAGCACAAATGATACTATCAATGCATATGTTACAAGTGCAGCTACTACTTATAATATTGATGAGGGTGCTTTATGGGTTATAAGTGATACAATTAGCCAAGTTCCTGTCGGTTATAATGAATCAATAACCATTAACAACTGTATTCCGAAAGGTATCTTTCAAAGAGACTTTTTTGCCTCTATTGTTAAAATGTTTAACCTTTATGTAACTGAAGATAAGGATAAGACAAAGCATCTTAACATAGAGCCTTACATTGATTATTATGATATTGCAGGTACTAAATTGGATTGGACTTACAAAGTAGACCATAGCCAAGTAATTAGGCTAAAGCCAATGTCAGAACTCAATGGTAGATATTTTGAGTTTAAGTACAAGACTGATGTGGACTATTACAATGAGCAATACTTCAAAAAATATGCTCAATCTTATGGTGATTTTATAGAAGATACAGGTTATGAGTTTGCTAATGAAAAGCAAACGGCAGAACTAATATTTGCTTCTACTCCATTAGTAGGATATACTGGTGAAGATAAAGTTTATAGCACTATTCTGAAGCTATCTAATACAAATGTAGAAGATAAAACGGAACATACCATTCGCATTCTACAAGCTAAAAAATTAACAGGAGTAACTTCATATTCCATTAAGAATGGAGCTACTACATTAACCAATGTAACAAGCTATGGCTATGCAGGTCATTTAGATGACCCTGATAATCCTACTGCTGATATCAATTTCGGCTCACCAAGAGAATTGTATTTTGTTTTAGCTACGGCTTATCCATCAGCTAACCTTTACAATGGCTATTGGTCAGAAAACATTGCAGAGATAACTGATAAAGACAGTAAACTACTTACTTGTAATGTACTACTAAAAGAATCAGATATCTATGGTCTGGATTTTAGTAAACTGATATATATAAATGGAAGCCTTTGGAGAATAAACAAGATTATAGATTACAACCCTATTGATAAAAATACGACCAAAGTAGAATTTTTAAAAGTGATTGAATTAACATACGCATAAGATGGCAACAGAAAAAGTAGGTGTACAGATAGAAGTAGATAGTTCCTTAGCCTCAAAATCAATAGGTCAGCTAAGAAAAGAGATTGTTGCTACTACTGAAGAGGTTGAAAAACTTCAGAAACAATATGGTGAATCAAGCGAACAGGCTATTGCTGCTCAAAAGAAACTTCAGCAACTCCAAGAAGTAACTAACCAAAAAATAGAAAAGCAAAATGAGTTTATTGATAATGGTGCAAAGACAGTAACTGCTCTTTCTGCTGCTTATGGAGGTTTACAGGGTGCTTTAGAATTGACAGGTCTTGCAGGTGAAGATACTATTAAACAACTTGCTAAAATACAATCAGCTTTAGCTATTGCAGATGCAGTTCAGAATCTCGCTGAGTTTAGGGGTGCAATTACAAGTACATTTTCAACATTAGGCAAGACTGCAAAGACTGCTTTTAATGCTATCAAATCAGGAATTGGTGCAACTGGTATAGGATTATTTGTTATTGCACTTGGTCTCATCGTTACTAATTTTGATGAGATTAAAAAGGCAGTTCTTAGGCTATTCCCAGGTCTTGAAAAACTTGGTAGCTTCTTTATCAAAATAGCACAAAACGTTACAGATTTTATCGGTGTTACTTCTGAGGCAGGAAGGCAGTTGGATGAATTAAAGAAAAAGACTGATAGAAATGCAGAAGCTATTCAAAACAGGATAAAGGTACTTCAAGCACAAGGAGGAAAGGAGCAAGAGATATACGAATTAAGTAAAAGACTTGCTGATGAAGAATTAAATTTTCTAAAGAAAAAGGCAGAAACTGATAAATCATTAACTGCTGAAGAATCTAAACGATATAGAGATTTAATCAATGAAAAAGCTGTTCTTGATGCATCAGAACAAAAAAGACGAAGAGATGCAGCAGAACAATTTGCTAAAGAAGAAAGAGATAAAGTAATTGAAAGAGAAAAAGAAGCAAGAAAAAAATTATATGAGGAAGAAGATAAGGCAACAAAATCAAGATTTGTAAGAACGGAAGTCAATGCAAAAACAAGAGCAGAGATTGAAAGAATATATGCGACAGAAGGCAAAGTTCAATTAAATAACAAATTAATAGAGTTAGATGATAGTCTTGCACAAAAAAGTTTACAAACTTTAGCATCTGACTTAACGGCTAAATCTAATAAAGCAAATAAAGAAATCGAACTTGAAAAAGCCAAAAAAGATGCACAGGTTCAATTAGCAACAGATGCATTAAATACTGTTGCAGGATTGATTGACCAAAACAGCGTAGCAGGTAAAGCTATTGCAGTAGTTCAAGCCATCATCAATACTTATCAAGGTGCATCTAAAGCTATTGCTCAGGGCGGTATATTTGGACCAGTAGCAGCAGCAGCTACTATTGCAGCAGGTTTAGTACAAGTTCGTAAGATTATATCTACAAAGATTCCATCTGCTAAAGGAACAGGTAATGTGGCAGATACAGGTGGCGGTGGTATGTCAATGGCAGCAGCACCAATAGGACCATCAGCACCTATACAAAATACAGTTACGCAGTTAGACCAAACATCTATTAACAGACTTGGTTCTGCAACATCAAGGGCATATGTAGTAGAATCAGATATTACTAATTCACAGGAAAAGATAACAAGAATAAACAGAGCAGCAAGGCTCGGATAAAACATTTAACAATGGAAAAGAAATTACCGATTTTCAATTTAGAGATTACGAATGAGGATGAAAGCGATGTAGAGGTGGACTTTGTGGCTTTGGTTGATAGACCTGCCATAGAAAGACAATTCCTTGCCTTTGCAGAAGATAGTTGGAATGATTACCCTGAGGCTGCGGTTGAAAATGCCAAAACTGCTCTTAGATGGGCAGAAGAAAATGGATGGGGTGATTGCGGAGAGGCTACTGGTAAAGCAAGGGCAAATCAATTAGCCAATAGAGAAAAGCTAACAAGGGAAACAATAGCAAGAATGAGTGCATTCCAAAGGCACAGACAAAATGCTGATAGACCTCTTGGCGAAGGATGTGGAAGGCTTATGTGGTTAGCTTGGGGAGGTGATGAAGGTATTGCTTGGGCAGAACGTAAATTAAAGCAAATAGATAGGCAGCAATTTGCCATTCAAGACGAAGAGGAAAGAGTAATCTCTGGTCCTCTTATGTTAGCCGATACTCCGATATATCGCAATGACCAAAACGGGGAATATTACGTTCAATTCAGTAAGGACACTATCAAGAAGATAGCACAGAAGTTTTTCCGTAAAGGATATCAGCAGAATGTTAATCTAATGCATGATTCGGGAAGCACAGTTGAAGGTTTAACGATGTTCGAATCTTTTATCAAAGATAGTAAGAGGGGTATTAAGGCTATGGCAGGATTCGAAGATGTTCCTGATGGTTCGTGGTTTGGTTCATTCAAGGTAGAGAATGAAGATGTATGGAAACTGATAAAAGATGGTAAGGTAAGAGGCTTTTCTGTTGAGGGTGTATTCAATTATCGTAAAACAGGAGAAAAAAACTATCAGGAAATGTGGGAGCAGATATTAGCAATTCTAAGCGAAGTTAAATAACCCATACAAGTGCTATGGTTAGGCTCGGAGAAATCTGAGCCTTTTCTATTTTGCCTACTGTTAAATTCATTACTATTTATCACTAAAATCGTTTTATGACTCCATTGGAAGCAATACAAAAGATTAAGCAGATGTTTGCTGAAGCAGGGGAACTACCTGTGGCAGATGCACCTGCGGCACAAATGGCAGAGGAATCTGCCCAACCTATTGAGGCTGCTAAAGAGTACGTTTTGGAATCAGGACAGAAAGTTATGATTGACAAACTGGAAATTGGTGGCAAAGTTTCTCTTCTTGATGAAGCAGGTCAGATGACTCCTGCTCCTGTTGGCGAACATAAACTCGCTGATGGTACAAAAATCACTCTTGATGACGCAGGTATGATTCTTGCCATCGAACTTCCACAGGCTGAAGTTGTAGAAGATGTGATTGAGGAAGGACCAGTTGCAGAAGCACCTGTTCAAGAAGACATGATGAAAAAGAAGATTGAAGAGATGCAAAAGCAACTTGATGAAATCAAAATGGCTTACGATGCTAAACTCGCTGCTCAAGAAGCAAGGTTTAGCAAAGGCATCAGCGATGTTTCTGACATCCTTGTACAACTAATAAACACTCCATCTGCTAATGCTACTGAACAACCAAAAGATAAGTTCAATGTTCATGTAGAGAGCAAAGATGCTAAACTTGAAAGATTTCTTCAGTTTGCAAAATCAATTAAATAAATTCTTTAACAAATAAAATCAAATACAAATGGGATTTAGCGTAGGCACACTCGCCAATTACACAAAAGAAAATGAGGCTCTCCTGGTAGCTTCATCCGTTCTCGGTAGCAAGACTGCTTCCTTGATTAAAGACCAGGGTAATGTGATGGTAGGAGTAAAATCTGCTGAAACCATCAATATCATGGACACCGATGCAATCTTCCAAGATGGTTCTTCTTGTGGATTCAATGCATCAGGTACTACCTCTTTCACTCAAAGGACTGTAACCGTAGGTAAGATTAAGGTTAATGAGGCTCTTTGCTTGAAAGACCTCGAGAGCAAATACTTGCAGAAGGCACTCCCTGCGGGAAGTGGTTACGATTCAATGGTTTACTCTGAAGAGTATTCTAAGCGTAAGGCTGCAAAGATTGCTGACCAACTCGAAAAAACTTTGTGGCAAGGTTCAACTGCTTCAGTTGACGTAAACCTTAACAAGTTTCAAGGTATCACAACTTTGATTACTGCCGCAGGTGCTGCTGTTGTAAATGCTAACTCTGTTGCTCTGCATGGTGTTGTAGAAACTGCAATCACCGATGCTAACGTAGTAAGCATTTTCGATGACATCTACAAAGCCATTCCTGCTCAGGTAGTAGATAAGGATGATATTGCTATCTTCTGCGGTATGGATGTATTCCGTACTTACACTGTTAAATTGAAGAACAGCAACCTGTACCACTACCAATACGATGCTAAGGCTAATGGTGAGTTTTATCTCCCAGGCACAAACGTTAAGGTAATCGCTGTACAAGGTCTGAACGGTAGCGGTAAGATTGTAGCTGCTCGTATCAGCAACTTCTTCATCGGTACTGACCTTCTTAACGAAGAAGAACGTTTTGAAATCTTCTACGCAAAAGAAGCTGACCAAGTTCGCTTTGTATCTGAGTTCAAGATGGGTGTAAACTTCGCCTTCCCTGATGAGATTGTGAAGTTCTTCGTCTAAGATTAACAAAATAGGATGGGAGGGGAAACCTTCCCATCTTTTAATAACTGAATAAAATTTAACAATATGCCGTGTGCTTTAACGCAAGGTTACACTTTGGACTGCAAAGACAGTTTGGGTGGTATTAAGGCGGTTTGGTTTATTGGGCATTCCGATGTTACTGCTGTAACAGAAGCATCAGGTGTAGTGTCTGCAATTACCAAAGCAGCAGGCAAGGTCTTTTATAAGTACCAACTTGTAAAGCAGACTGGAAGCCTTACCGAAAATATCACAGCATCCGTAGAAAACGGAACTGTATTTTATGCTCCTGAGTTGACTGTAATTCTTAATAAACTTCAAGCCAATACAAGGAATGAAATCCTTCTTTTGGCTCAGAATACCCTTATGGCTGTTGTCCAAGATAGCAATAATAAATACTGGCTGCTTGGTAAAATCAATGGTCTTGATTTGACTGCTGGTAATGCTGCCACAGGTACTGCTCAAGGTGACAGAAGCGGATATACGCTTACCTTCACAGGCGGTGAACCTGCTCTTGCTCCTGAGGTAAACAGCAGCATTATTGCAGGTCTTACTTCTTAGGCTTTGGGGTTTTTAATAGGTTAGTGATTAGAGAGCCATCCTTTTGGGTGGCTTTTCTCTTTTACTGCAAAAAATAATCAGTTTGCCTATTTATTTGCAATGATACATCTGACAAAAGATAATACTCAGGATATATATCTTACCTTGACGGAGAAGCAAACGCTTACATCTCCTAATTATCTTTTCCGTTTTGTTAATCGAGAAACAAGGGTAGAGGTTACATTTGTGCTTTTATTTGCTTCTGATACAAGCCTTTATAAGGATAGGTATAATAAATTCAGCATAGATGTAAATAAATACTTCGGATGGGCAGACGCAGGGGAATGGCTTTACTATATCTATGAGCAGACAAGCCAATACAATAAAGATTATAACGAAGCGACAGGATTGCTTGAAGAAGGTTTAATGAGGCTGAATAATAACGAAAGTTTTAGCTATATTCAACACGAAGTTGATAATACATACATAATACCATCATGATGGATGATTTGATAATATTGAATTTTCAGGAAGCACGGCAGCCTGAGTACAGAGAAAAGAAAGGTGCTAAAGGAGGATATATTGAGTTTGGTGAACGCAATGATTATCCGAACTATCTTTTGGCTCTGTATAATAAGAGTGCAAAGCATAATAGCATTGTAAAGGGTAAGGTCAATTATATCATCGGCAATGGATGGGCAACTAAAGATGCAGACCCTATTGCTGAAACTTTTATCAAATCACCGAACCCATATGAAAGCCTTGATGAACTGACCCGTAAGGTGAGCATTGATATTGAAATATTCGGAGGTGCTTATCTTGAGATTATTTGGTCCGTAGCAGGTGGTAACATCGCAGAGATAAATCACATTGATTATACTAAAATCCGCAGCAATACTGATAATACTCAGTTTTGGTATAAGAAGGATTGGGCAGATAGAAAGTATGAGCCAATCATTTTAAACGCTTTCAATACCGATTTAAGGCAAGGTAAGCAGATTCTTTACATTAAGGAATATCGACCAGGTCTTGATACCTATGCTTTGCCTGGGTATATGGGTGCATTGAACTATATCGAATCAGATATCGAAGTCAGCAGACACGTTTTGGGGAATGCTCAAACGGGATTCAGTGCATCCAAACTTATTACTCTTCCAAATGGTGAGCCTTCACCTGATGAAAAGAGAAATATAGAAAGGAGATTTACCGATAGGTTTAGTGGTAGTGATGGCAAGAAGTTTATTCTTTCATTTACTAATGACCCTGCTCGTAAGCCTATAATTGAGGACTTGGGTGCATCAGATATTACTAAAGAGGATTTCAGCAGAGTAGATGCTATCATTCAGCAGAATCTATTTAGTGGACATCAGATTACATCACCAACGCTTTTCGGTATTGCAGAGCCTGGTAAACTTGGAACAAGGACTGAGATGCGTGATGCTTACGAGATATTTAAAAGCACTTACTGTAACGATAAGCAGCAGTTACTTGAAGCGGTATTTAACAGATTAGCGGTTATCAAAGGTGCTAAATCTGAAATGTATATCAAGCCTGTTGAACCTATCGGATTTGAACTTTCTGAGGCTGCATTGCTTCAGATAGCACCTAAAGAATGGCTGCTTGAGAAAGCAGGTATAGATGTAAGCCAATATCAGCCACAAGATAATACTGCTATTGCTCCTGCAACTGAACAGGCTCAAATAAATGAGAATTTAAAGAATCTCACAGGTAGACAGTATCAGCATCTGCAAAGGGTTATCAGGGAATTTAGCAAAGGAAAGATAACGAAGGAAATGGCATCAACGATGCTAAAGTCTGGTCTTGGATTATCTGATAACGATGTCAATGTAATGCTCGGAATTGATGATAGTCCTATGACTGAAGATTATTCTTTCAGTAAGTCATTGACCGAAGACGAGGTTATCGGTCTTTTCGCTGCCTATGGTGAGCCTTTGGATGATTATGAGATACTCAGTAGGAAACAGGTGTTCAGTCAAGCACAGGCTTTTGCTGAGGAGGATTTGATTACCAAAGCAGCAGATAAACAGATACTTGGTTTATTAGATAAAAATCCTTTACTTGGAATTGATGAGATTGCAAAGGCTATCCGTAAGAGCAGAGAGTTCGTACAAGGTAGACTGACTTATCTTGTTGAAAGTGGTGCTATTGAATATGATACACAACAGCAGACAAGGAAACTGACAAAGCCATTAAAGGATTTGGTTGACAATATGGAAGTAACAACCTTTGAAGTTAAATATGTGTATGATTGGAAACCAATCGTACCCGTAAGCCAAAGAGATACTCCTGCACATCCAAGTCGTAACTTCTGCCGAAAACTGATGGCAGAAAGAAGGACATGGACAAGGGATTCCATCGAAAGGCTTAGTGCTTTGTTTGGTTATTCCGTATTCGATAGAGGCGGTGGATGGTGGGGAGATTCAGCATCTTGCAGACACAGATGGGAGCAGGTTACAGTAGTTAAAAAGATAAAGAAATGAGCAGGAACGTACTTTTTATTTCAGTAGATACAATTAAAGACAGAACAGGATTGCATTTTAATGTAGACCCAAAATTGGTATACCCTGACATCTTGTATGCACAAGATGCTTATATCCTTCCTGCTTTAGGTACTGCTCTTTATGAAAAGTTGCAGAATGATATAGAATGCGGTGGATTGACTTGTGATTATGAAACGCTATTGAATACATATGTTACACCTTGCCTTGTTTATTATGTGATGAGTGAACTGCCAATGGCTTTGTCTTATCAGTACTATAACAAGGGAGTAGTAAGGAAAAGCGGTGAAGGTCAAACTGAACCATCTGCTTCTGAATTAACAGATGTAGCGAATAGGTATCAGGCAAGGGCAGAGTTCTATAAGCAGAGGCTGATAAAATATCTGAAGCAAGAAAATAGTCAAGGCAAGTTCCCTGAGTATAGCAATCCAGGTACAGGTGTAGATACTATTGTTCCTGATAACGAAGGATATACTACAACAATATGGCTCGGTGATGATTGGTGCGATGGTAAGTATTTAACATTTGAAGAAAAGTATCAAGGTAACATAAACAGATGCTGCAATGGCAAATAAAACCTATTCAAAAAAGAATCAGGAGAAACTAAGGGTATTTTTAGAAAAACAAAAGCAAGGCAATGACACTAAACCAGAAACAACCGAAAAAAAGAATAAAACTCTGCGGGGTATACAAAATAACATCACCAAATAATAGAGTTTATATAGGTAGTTCATCTGACATAACTAATAGGTTCAGTTATTATAGAAATGGTCATTGTAAAACACAATGGATACTAAAAAGGTCATTTGATAAATATGGTATTGATAACCATAAATTTGAAATTTTAGAAATATGTGAACCAGAAATTAGATTGAAAAGAGAAAGATATTATGGAGAAATACATAAATCAATTTCTGATTTTGGCGGTTTAAATTTAAAATTACCATCATATGAAGATTTACCACCTGTATATTCTCAAGAGTTAAGAAATAAATTTTCTGAAATAGCAAAAAATAGGAAATATTCAGAAGATACTATAAGGAAATTTAGCATAGCAAAAAAAGGAAAATATCTTAACGGTTTACATCATATGGCAAAAATTGTATTAAACGTTGAAACTGGTATTTATTATGAATGTATAAAAGAAGCTGCAAAATCAATAAATATAAATAGGTCTACATTAAGTATGCAATTAACAGGTAAAAATAAAAATAGCACATCTTTTATATACGCATAATATGACTTTAAATAATATTATAAAAAAGATAGAGGACATCGGGAATGCTCATCAACAAGTAAAGACAACATTCTACGGTAGTGCTTTTGATTTTTTGAGCAAAGGTTCTGATGCTTTATATCCTGCATTTATCTTCGATTTAAACAATGCTTCTATAAGTGGTAAGACATTAACCTTATCATTCAGTTTATTTTTTTTGGATAGAATGCTTCCTGAGGAAACAAATTATCAGGATGTTTTATCAGACCAGTTGCTGACTGCACAAGATATCATTGCTCAGTTGAGTTATAATGATTTTGATTTTGAACTTCAAGAAACAGCCACATTAAATGCACTATTTGAAAATACTCCTGAATTATTGGCAGGATGGCAAACAGATATAAGTCTTGACCTTCCATATATTTATAATAGGTGTGAAGTTCCTACAACGTATAATTACTCATAATAACTATTTAAAGAAAAAGAAATGGGAAGCGATTTTAGACCTGCAAAGTTTGATATAAAAATGTGGCGAAATGACACATGGGTAGAGGTATTTGCCTTGACCATGAATAGCAGTCCAATATCTTTATTGGGTGCAACTATTTACATTCACATTGTTAAGGCTTGTGAAACTACACCTGCTTTGACTTTAACAAATGGCTCAGGTATAACTATCACAGGTGCATCAAGCAATCAAATTAGTGTTAGTAAACTGATAAATATTGCCAAAGGGAACTACAAGTGGGATTTGCAAGTAAGCTATTCAGGTGGGGTAGTAAAGACCTATCTTGAAGGCGAATTTAATGTTTATGATGATGTAACTAAACCATAACCGATGAGCATTGAGGTAAACGCAACAGAGCAGATTATTGAAGTAAATGCTACTGATACAAGCATTGATATAAATATTACCAATCAAGTCGTAGATGTAAATGCTACGACTTCGGTCATTAATGTAGATGCTTCAAATGGTCCTGGTCCACAAGGTCCGCAAGGTCCTGCGGGTCAAGGTGTTCCTGTTGGTGGTACTACGAATCAAGTTCTTGCTAAGGCTTCTGGTACAGATTATGACACACAATGGGTTAATGTAGGTGTTGGTTCAGTAACATCTGTTGATGCGAGTGGTGGTGTTGGTATAAGTGTTACAGGTGGACCAATCGTATCATCAGGTACTTTTACAATCACAAATACTGCTCCCGACCAAGTTGTATCAATCACAGGCTCAGGAGGTACAAGTGTAACAGGGACATATCCTAATTTTACTATCTCATCTAATAATTTGAGTGGATTTGTACCTTATACAGGTGCAACTCAAAATGTAGATTTAGGTGAATATGAAATAAAAGCAGGTCAATTTACTCTTGATACATCACCAACAGGAACGGCAACAG